TGAGCCATTACTGCACGACCAGCGCAAATCGCCGTTTACACCCGTCTGGTTAATACCCCAAATATTTGTGCCATCTGTCACTCTAAAACCAGCAGCAGATCGGTTATCAATAATCAAAGAGGCAAGACCAAGATTCGATTGTGCTGCGTTTATGTTTGATGTTGAGTCCGTGATAACAGCTTGCGTGTTTCTCGATTTGACGGTCGTGCCGTCAGAACCTGTCCAATAGACTTTACATCCAGCGTCAAGTTGCGGATAAGTTGTACCGTTACCTTGATCAGGAAACAAGAAGCAATTGTTTGTTGAATCAACGGCAAACCCGCTAGCAATACCGCGAATAAAAATCTTAGATGGCGATCCACCACAACTAAAGTTGTAGAAATAATTGCTGTCGCCGTAACCTTGGACGTCAATACCTTTACCGGTGCCGGAAATAAACGCCCGACAAGAAATCAAGTTATTGTTATCGGCGTCAGTAAGCAAAAACGCAGTGCCATCAATAAACTGACCTTGGCAATACAAGAATGTATTAAACGATGTGTTGCCGCCTGCGGTTCCAGGCGCGTTGCTTGCCAAAATAAACCCATTGCCGTTGATACATGCGGGCAGGTCTAAGCAGCGAACAGTAATGTTGCTAAAAATATTCAGTTGGCTATCGGCAGGTTCTGCTAACTGGCCTGCGAGGTAATTCGTTATTACGACACCTGCATACGTTGGATGCAAGATGTTGATGTGGTCAAAACGCCCATTATTGATGGAAATGATGTTGATACCGCCCGAGCACGTACCTGAGCAATCAAGGTACATATTGCTTAGGCCAACGCCGTTAATCTTTGCGTTTGACGCGCTTTGGACCGTGTAAAACGAGAACATAGACCCCGCGTAAACACCACCATACCAAACAATCGTGGTTGCTGGAGAAGCGCCTGTACCGCCATCGTGAATACCGTTAGCGCCGTAGCCTTGCAACATCACGTTTGATTTGGTGATGTTAATTTGCGACGATATTTTGTAAGTACCCCAAGGGAACAAAATAATGCCGCCGTTTTTAGACTGCGCGTAATCGATGGCGTTTTGGATGGCCGTTGTTGAGTCAGTCGAACCGGTTGGGTCAGCGCCAAAATCCAGCACTGATAGGGTTTGCTCTAACTTTGCTTCAACCGTAGTGCTTACAGCCCCTGTAAACGGCGGGTCGTAAATTATTTGCGAAGCATCATCTACGCCATTAAGACCGCTTAGGTTGTCATAGGTTCCAATCAACGCGCCCGCGCTGTCTCTTAGTACAAATTTGTAATTAAGACCAGCGGTTACCCAAATCTCACCTGATGCAACGCGTCCTGCTGCGTCCAACACAATTGGGTTTGTATGCGCCGTTGAACCTGCTGACGATGTATAGGTGGCTTGAGGTGTCGTAGTACCAGCGGCGTATGAGTAGAGTAACCCGCCCGTCAAAGGGTTGCCGCTGCTATCAAAAAACTGTGCTGCCGCGCCACCAAGCGCTGAAATAAAGACGGACATAGCTAACTCCCTATTGCAGCTCTATCGTTAAACTCTTGTTTAACGCACATGATCATCGTCATTATGATCCGATTTTTCTTGGATTTGAGGCGTTACTTGAACTTTGAGTTTGTCAATCAAGGCAACCACTTGCACGTAAGGCATAGCGCCTAAAGCATTCAAAATACTATTAAGTTCATTAATATTTAAGTCAAGTTTGATATTCTGCATATTTAATTCCAAGGCAAATCAACCTTAGTCGCTACAGGTTGCTTTTGCTCGTCAATCTGGTTTTGCACTTCTTGCTCAATCGACAAAACGCCAGCAGGCTCTAAAGCCTCTTTAGTCCAAGCAATGGCTTGATCGTGCGTTAGTTGATTAAAGGGTAAGAAGTTGTTTAAGTCAGCAGGTTTAAGCATAACAGCATGGTTTGCAGAGGCTGTTAACGCTCCATCAACACCTCTAACCGTGAAGTTGCTCAAGACCACGGTGTTTGGCCCAGGCGTTTGCATCACCCGCAGCGATTCAATTTTCCAAGTCAATACTGTTGCCATTTTAAAATCCTTTACGCTACAACAGCAAGTTTGCGAACAGTGCCGCCAGAGTCTTTGATCTCTATGTAACCAGCAATTGCTAAAATAGTGCCTGTGTACGTTCCAAAACTAACATTACCCGTGCCTTTTGGTGTTAGCGTTATATCAAGATTGGTTCCTGACCCTTGAGCAGACATAGCAGGTGAATTACCAGACGCACCACCTGTAACTTGAAGATAATTCACAGCATTTCCGGTATGCGCTACGCGAAACTGTCTGTCGCTAGAATTGGTAGCAAAGTCAATAACACCTGTACCTTGCGTACCAAAATACATGGATACGTTGCTGTCGGACCCTGCGACATAAAACAAAGGGCTTGATCCTGTTGGCGATCCTATAACTTGAAAATAGTTAACTGCTGGCGCACCAAAAGTATAGGCAAAGAGTGATGTTCCGTCAGCCGTACCGATGGAGACACCACCAAGAGCACCCTTGCCAGTAAGTTTAATTTCAATATTTGTGTCAGTGCCGGTTGCCGCAATCGTTGCGGGATTGCCTGTAGACGACCCACTAAGCGTTAAGGTGTTAGCTGTTCCTGGAAGCGCTAAAGCGCCTGCGTCGCTAAGTGTGGCAACCGATTTTTGTATGACCTTACCCGACGTACCATCAAATCTTGCAAGCGCGTTATCCGTAGAAATCGTATCTGCGCTGCTGACATCACCATAGTCAACACCTAGCACAGCCGCAGCAATAACACCTGAACTTGCTTTCAGCAAACCGGTTGTCGATGCTGCTTGAATGCTGTCGCCTGCTGTGCCTGCGAACAAAGCGATTTGGTTGTTTACCGAAGAAGCAGGGCCACTTACGTTACCGGCAAGGTCTATAATGCTTCCGGCAGTGATCTTGTAACTTGTGCCGCCGCGAGCAATAGGTATTTCATCGCCTGACTGTGCCGGATTACCGCTCGGCAACGCCGATATTTTGATGGTTGACATGGTTAGTCCTTAGCTTGATAAAACCCAACTTGTTGTTGCTTCATTCCATTGATACATTTTACCGTCATCAGGCATCGCTACTGGTGGATCCCATAAACAGGTTTGTTCGTTCAGTATCCAAGATGGATAGGGCTTGGGCGGGATAAACGCGTCACGAACGGGATCGTAGGTGTAGCCAATGCCTGCGTAGTTTTTCCGGAAAGCTTTAGATTGATCCGCTGATGGCAGGCCCGTATCAGGATCGTAGTGAACGCCGCCGCTAGTGTTGTACGAAGTCTGCCGATAGGTATCGCCTGTTCTAGCGCAGAGTTCCAACTCTTTGCCGTCATCTTCTTGGCGGCCAACGGTAACAAACACTACGGTTTGTAAATTATCAATTTTTGCAAAGTGTGCGATTTTCAAATCTCCGTTTGGTTAGTGGCAAGCAAACTGACCGTGAAATTTATTTCGTGCTTCTTGAGCAACAAAGCCAGCCAATTCCACATCATCAAAATAACCAATAACTTTTCTTTTTTTAAGAATATTTACAAGTACGCACCATTTATTCATTGCTTTTGCCCAATGAACATTTTTATACCCGGATTTATTGTTTTTATGAGCAATTCTATTTAAGCAGTTTTGCTGTTGCGTAACGTCACGCAAATTTTCAATTCGATTATTTGCTCTGTCATTGTCAATATGATCAATAATTTTTGGCAAGTAACCTTTGTGATATAAAAACACCATCCTATGAAATCTGTATGCTTTTTTGTCTATTACGATTCTGCAATAACGCTGACAGCTTGTAATAGGAACAATCGTCTTGACTGCGTTTCTTTTGCGGTCAATAAATTGACCATCTTTGTAAGTAAATAATTCTTTTAGCCGTTCCTGTGTAATCACAAATTTTATCCTCAGCTAAATGTGACCGTTTCTGAGGTCGTGGACGTTGCGGTGACGGTGTAAATCGTGTACCCACCACTTGTCGTAGACGTTTGTGTTACACCACCACTAAAAGTCGCTGTATTGGAAGCAGGTATTTTCAAAATCACTACACCAGAGCCACCATTACCGCCGTTTTTTAATGCTGCGGTTCCACCACCAATTGCACCGCCACCTCCGCCACCGCGATTCGTTGCTCCATTTGTCGCTGCGGTCGATCCAGACCCGCCATCGCCACCTACACTATTACCGCCAGGAGCAATTGCGGATACATTGCCCCCGCCACCGCCGCCTGCATAGTAAAGAGCAGTCCCTGAAAGACTTGATTGCAGCCCATTACCGCCTGCGCTACCACTTGCACCGGCTGTTCCTGCACTTCCGGCACCTCCGCCACCTCCAGAGCCAAACCCAGGAGATGCACCATTACCCGCTCCACCAGCATTACCCTGTCCAGATGTTCCAGCGCCGCCAGCGCTGCCACTAATAAAACCGCTGCCACCACCAGAACCGTAAGTGCCTGATCCGCCAGTACCAGCAGTATTATTGTCGCCGCCTTTGCCACCCTTCAATCCCGTAACCGATGAAAATACGGAATTGTTTCCATTGGTTGCATTTCCTGCGGCAGTCCCACCAGAGCCGCCGCCGCCGACCGTAATAGTAACTGGTAGTAGTGTCGCTACATTTAACGTGCTAGTTAGCATACCTCCAGCACCACCACCACCGGCAGTTCCATCATACCCGCCACCTCCGCCGCCAGCCACAACAAGATATTCAACTGAAACAATAGGCTGAATCCATCCTGAATAAATAACCCAACCTTGCGTCGAATCAACATACGCTAATTGGATTGAATTCCTGCTAGAGGACAAAACAAGGTTGCTTGCCAATCCGTTGATGTTGCTTCCGTTCCTACCAACCGTCAGGTTATTAGTACCCCACGTCCCCGCATAATCTGTCAGCGTAATCACATTCCCTGCGCTTGGACTAGCAGGTAGCGTGACGGTAAATGCTGCGGAAGTCGTATTACACGGGTAAGCCCTGCCAGCCACAGCCGTAAACCCCGTGGTCTGTACAGATTGCCAAGCAAGACCACCTCCGCTTGCTGAAAGTGTTCCAGCTGATAAGGTCAAACCAGACCCAACGGTAACATTAGAAAAACCACCGCTTCCACTGTTAGCTAATAGTTGTGCACTTGTACCAGTGGTTGCCGGAGCATAATCTGTACCGCTTGTAGCCGCTGCAATCACACCAGAAGACGCTTTAAGGACACCTGTTGTCGTTGCAGCTTTGATCAGTTTGCCCGTTGTGCTGTCAAACAATGCAATTTGATTATCAACTGAGGATGCTGGACCATCTACATCACCACCAAGTGACGCAATGCTGCCTGCTGTAATTTTGTAGTTAGCACCACCACGCGCTATAGGGATCTCATCTCCTGATTGCGCTGGGTTACCGCTTGTTAGTGCGGAGATCTTGGAATCTGCCATTGATTACTCCAACTCAAAACGATTATTTGGTGCTGTGCCTACTTCTTGCACAAGATAGCCAGACGTTTCTAAGATAATAAAATTTCCGGAGGGTGGTGTAGGAACATCTTTAGATCCTGAAAATAAAGACGTAATACCCGCTAGCCCTATAGCAACAGAATTTCTAAGATCAACGCCGAAGTAACTCATTGCTTGTTAATGGGCTTACAGTAAGCGGTTCCGTCAGTGCCACCAACCCGCAGAACACTAACACGCCACGGAGCACCAGTGGTATTCAAAGGCACAACAAAAGGTATGGGTGTGTTAGCTGTGATTGCAGTGCTGGCTGTCGTAGCAACAGCGTCTACACCAACTTCAACATAACACGCTACATCGCACCACACTAAGACACCTTGTGGCCCTGCGCCCCACGCTGTCGTGTTACCAGCCGTAGCACCGGCTGTTGCTGTGTAGGTCGGGTAATCGGTTTTACCCATCGGGTTAAGAAGTTCCATCTTGGTTCCTTATGCAAGAAACTTAAGTTTGTATATTGTACTTAAGTACAGCCCCACAATCTCATCAATGATGTTTTGCAACGCGGTTTCGCTCTTATCACACACTTCATACCTGATTTTTTCGATCTCATCAACTTGATCTTGCATAAAATCTAGGATGTTAGAGGTTTTACCAGCATTCATCAATGAAATTGGGCCAATTAGACCATGTTTGCCTTGATAGGCTTCGGCAAATTTATCGGCTAGATCAACAATCTCGTCGTAAAACTTACCTAGCGCTTTGTGTTTGCTGTAGCTGCGCGTATTTAAGTGTACAGAGTGAGCAACATCACGGGCCAAAAACAACATACCTACAAATTCAGCGCATTTCATGGCTAGCTTTCCTGTGGTACTACATTAGGCATTGGTCTGGCTTGTTGAGCTTCTTCTTGGCGGGCCATAATCTCAGCTTCTCGGCCCATACCCTCTGACTCGGGCATGATCGGACCTTGCATCTGTTGCGGAGGTACTAAATCACCCGCATCGTGCGCCGCAGCAAGCGTGCCCATCACAATATCTTGAATTTGCTCCATCGACATACCTGGCATTGTGGCCGAAATACGTTTTGTTTCAGCATCAAACGCCTTAATTTTAGCTTCAAATTCACGTACTTGGACGTCTCTGGCCTCAATCGACTGATTAACGTTCATCAGCATATCGTGCATCTGCTGCATCTCAGCACCCATTGCTTCAATTTGCTTCTGAGCCGCTTGTAGTGCTGGATCGTTGTCTTGATCAGCAAGCAGTTGTGGGTCAATTGTCTTGCGAAGCCGTGCTGCCATCTCTTGAGCACCAGGCCAATCCATGTTTTTAACAAACAAATCGCCTGCCACGGCCCACAAGTTGGGGTTACCCTGCAAGATCTGAGACATAGCGTCCATTGACTCCTGACGCTTGGTCATATAGCTTGGGCCTGTGGTCACCACCACGTCGTAACGGCCTACTGATGGGTTGTAGATCTTATCGATTACCACGCCCGTCTGATCCATGATCTTTTTGACCGGCTCTTGCTGAGTCGGATCGATCTTGACCATGTTGGTTTCGCCATCAATACCAACAATTCTAGCAATACGCTGCGTGTCGTAGATTTTTGGTATCAAATCCACCAGTTGACGGGTCACGTAGCGCACAGCACGCGCTAAATTGTCCACATAGTGGTACGTACCGGTGTCAGATTCCTTCTGTCTTGCTAAAATAGCACGTCCAGAACGTTCGTTTGACACCTGGCCCAGACTTGCATCGTACTGGCCTGTGGTAGCTTTGATGTCCTCAGAAGCCCCCATTTTAGCCTGTATGAGGCCCGTTTGAGGTAAAGGTGGTGCAGCACGTTGTGGCAGCGGCAGAATCGATCCTGCGCCGTCTGTAACGTCTGGATTGACCTCTAAATACGGCCAGTTTTGCGTGTTAGCCGTCTTCCACTGGTACTCATAGCCCTCAAACTGACCGCCATAACCAATAAATGGCGCTTTAGGGGCAAGCGCAAGCATTTCAGCTTCCTGGCTTGTCCAGTAGTTATACATCCGTTGGGCATCCTTGGCGTTACGCACGATGCCTGAAATAAAGATACGACCGTCAACTTGGAACTCGTTACCCACTACACGTACGACAGGTATCCAGTTGCCCGCCCACTCACGTTCTTCAAGCACCTCAAAGCCATTGGTTTTCATCCACATGACTTTTTTACGGTCTACCTGACGCTCACGTATGGGTACTAGCCCCATCGAGCGCAGCGTAGCGTCTTCGACAGACCCTTTAAACACCGATTTATTGCCAGGGAACAAGTAAAGCGTTTCCCGCTTGTGCGCGATGTAGAAATACTCAGCAATACGGATCGTATCTTCTGTGATCCACTGACTGATGTCTTGGTCACCAATACCTTGCGCCATGATTGATGACAGCGGCGCAGCGTTAGGATACATGCGCTGGTAGTCTTCCTTGAGCATGTCCTCGGTAATGAAGCACCACTCAGCGTCCGCACCGCACGGATCTTGGATCAGCGGGTCCATATAGACACTGAAGCTATTGCGCACGCGAGCGATCTTGATGTCTTGATCAAAACTATCTTCGTAGCAATACTCGGTCAGGATACGAATGTAGCCCTCACCATAAGTTACCTGGTTCTCGCACGCTGTGTCATAGGCCACGTCAGCGTCTGACATGTACTCAATGTGCCGCACGATGCCATCGAGCACCTCAGCGACCTCTACGTCAGCCTGATCATTGACGGGTATGACCTTGCCGCTTGGCCGGTTTTGGCGCTGCTCGTTGGTTACCTGCCTTACGTGCTGCGGCAGCTTGTTGATCGTCAGGCACGGTCTGGCGTTGACCGTCTGCCCTTGCACCGAGCCGCGTGTTGCCAGTACATCTTGCGGCCACTGCCACTGGTTATCAGGCGAGCCTGCCATGAATCGCAAGTCATCTAACTCATCTTCACGGCTTTCCGAGTACGCACCGATCGCCTGCCGCAGCCGATCACGCATCAGTTGCAACGTGTCGCGGTGGTCTTTCTGGTCCGGCCCACCGCGTGCAGATACTTTACCTGCGCCCTCGATACCTGTAGGATCTTGTTTAAGCGTTGCCATTATTTTTTCTTTGTTGTCGGTGCTTTTTTAGCAGCTTCGCGCTTTACCGCGTACGCTATCGCTACTGATTGTTTCACCGGTTTTCCTGCGGCAACTTCAGCCTTGATGTTCTTGCGAAAGGCTTCTTTGCTGGTTGATTTTACGAGTGGCATTATTTTCCTTTCATCGGCTTTTTGGCAGTCTTCGCCGAGTCACGAAAGTCCTTTGCTGTAGGAGCACCCTTAGTGCCAGGCTTACGCATCTTCTCACCACTGCCCGCAGCGATGCGTTCGCGTTTAGCATGGATTGCAGCGTATAGTCCAGGTTTAGTAGCCATGATTAGCACTTCCATCGTTTAAGTGATGCTTTAGCTCGCTCGGCGTCGCCTTTAGCGTTCTTAACAACGCCAGACATCCTAGCGCAAAACGACGCCTTGCGCCCCTTGTCTGCCTCGGTCTTAGGGTTCGGTGCGGGCGCCTTAAGATTACTACCTGTCTCGCGGTTATACTTCTCACGGCCCTTAGCCGTCAGCCCCGCACCCTTAGATACGGGTAGCTTCTCACCGCGTCCGACTGATAGTGACACGCCTTTCTTTGCCATCAAGAACCCATCCAAGATGTGGTGATACCGTTGGCGTTATACGCACGATTTGTTCGCTTTTCAACATACTGCCTGTGCGCGACCGGAAATGCAAACGTCACCGCCAGCGCGTCAGCAGCGTCGGGCGATGCTAACCCTCTGGCTTTCATTTCCTTTTTGCCTTCCAAGAAAATTGTACCCGACGAATTGGGTTTTATGGTAGGCCCAACCAGATCAGACTTTAACGCCCTATCGTTCGGAATGGAAGCAGTTTTAAGCCACTCCTTCATCGTGCCCCACAGCTCGGCCCGCTTATTACCGTACATCACAGGGTTCTTCGCCTTCCAACCAAAGTTCACCCCTCTTACCACCTTGTAGCGCTGCTCGTGCAGCCTATCTAATATACCGTACCCTAGCCCGCCCTCATCGAGCACCACGAGCGTTGGCTTGTACTGCTCGATCGCGTCGATCACGCGCCCTACGATCGTCATCGTATCCTCGCCGTGGTAGCGATGGATCGCTGTCAGGTCGCGTCCTTGCCTGACCACGATCACTGTCGAGTCCGCACCGCCCCGCGCTGGGTCCACACCAATAACGATTGGCGCTGTCTCGTCCTTGTACCGTGGCCGTGCGGCTGCGTCCGCTACAGCGCTTGGTGAGATAAATTGGTCGTCACCACTTGATGGAAACTCACCGTACACCTCGACCCGCGCCTGACTTGAGTCCTCACCGTACTCCTCAATGATCTGACGATACACCTGCTTGTCGGTGTCCTCGACCGTTCTTGCGTCCACTTGCCTTGTGTGCCAAAAGTCACGCTTGGCGTGGAAGCACTCAAAAAAGTACCCCGTGTTGCGTCGCGGGTTACTAAATGCAGCCCAAAATCTGTGCGGGGTGTTTTCAGTAAAAAAGCCTTGGGCTACATCCCAAATAGCGTCGGGTATACCGGATGCTTCATCAAAAATAAGTAAGACACCATCTGAATTGTGTAAGCCAGCATAAGAATCGGGATTTTCTTCCGACCATAGACGACCTTCTGCGCCCCAGTACCGGGTGCCTTTTCTAAGATCTCGTTCTACTAACTCGGTTATCCACTTGGCAGGCGTAATTCTAGTGGCAGAAATTTCCCACCAATGGCTATTAATCATCATAGCAAGCCACTTAGTTATTTCAGCCCATGTAATAGATCGCAATTGAGCTTCCGAGTTGGCCGACACAATTACCGAAGAACCAATCCTAGTAGTAATCATCCAAAGCACGATCCAGCTCACCAGCGCCGATTTACCAATACCACGACCAGAGGAAACAGCCATCCTGAGAACGTCAAACTCAGTGACGTTTTTATTTTTCTGAATGTGTTGTTTGATCTCTCTTAATACGTCGCGCTGCCATTTTCTAGGACCGTGGTGGTGCTCAAGCGGTGTGCCCGCTGTACTCCACGGAAAAGCAAAAAGAACAAACGCCTCGGGGTCGTCTTTGATTGCGGGCGACCACAACCGAGACATAAGTAATTGCTCATCTTCTGGGCTGTATATAGGCTTTTGCAATTACATTTCCTTCCAATTTACACCGCGTCTAACCGCATCAATCGTAGACCGGCTGACGTTAAATTCAACTGCTAGATCACGCAAAGTACGCTGCTTACCGACTGCACGAATATATTCAACCTGCTCAACCGTTAACTTAGCGCGAGGGCTATCTTCGCCTGGTTTTATCGTTGATACGCGGCGATTACGATCGTAAGCGGCTTTGCCATTCTCGCTGTATGTACCAATACTTAAGTGAGCAGGGTTTACGCAAGTAGGGTTGTCGCAAAAGTGCATGACAACTTTACCTTTAGGTATTTGTTCGCCAGTGGCTAACGTATACGCTATGCGGTGCGCCATCTCTTTGCGCCGTGTCCCATCGGTCAAGCTACCCATACGAAAGCTGCCGTACCCAAAACTAGTTTTTGTGGCCGTCCAAAGCCAACAATCGTTTGGGCCGCGCTTATCAACTTTCTCCCAAAAACGGTCGCTTAATGTTGCTTTTGCCATTGGTTCCTCCAATAAAGCAACATTATACACCAATTACCCCACAGTCTGTTTATTTTCTATCTTGGGTATATTTATATGCGGTTCGCTTTCTGGTATTAGGTCAATCACTTTATTCTCATCAACGCGTGTCTCCGCCGCTCTGAGCGCGTCGATCACGCTGATGCGCTGGTCCACCTCAATACTCACCGCCTGCTTGGCGACCCAACCATGCGTGTGCTTCAGTATCTCTAGCGCCGCCTTAGCGTCGCCTTGCCGCGCTGCGTTCAACATGTGCTGGCTGTGCTCGCGCTCACTATCAGCGCGTCCCTTGAGTTCGGCAATCTCGGCAAGTTTGTCATGCTGTTTCAAGAGCCGGTACTCTACAGGTAACAACCCTGCTGCTAACGCCAACGAATCTTCTTTCAAACCTAGATACGCAGCGTCGTATATACGCTCCAGTACCGCTTCGGTCGCTTTGATCTCACGCGTTGTAAGAGGAAGACTTTTAAACATATGCCAATTTTACCAAGATGACCTAAGCGTAAGGGATTCTAATACTTTTGTATAGGCGTGTTGGATTTTTAAAAATAAAAAAAAAATTTTAGATTGATGGCTGGTAAAAATAAAAAAATTTCTTGTGGACCCACCGGCCCTGACCGGCCAGGCCGTCGGCCCTGGGGGGGGCTTTGCCAGCAAAAAGCCAACTGCAAAAAGCGATCTAGCAAACAGAACGATGACCGATCTAATCGGCATAACGGTATGTGCCTGGCAGCGCGTGCCTGGTGCGTGGTCGATCGGGGTCGGGGTCGGTGTGACATTGGCAATCTTGGCAAGATTGGCAATTGGTTTTTATGTTGCCAAGAGTGCCAATAGCCCTTTGATGTTTGGCAATCTTGGCAATTCGTTTGCCATTGCCAAGATTGCCAATGATTGGAGAGAAAACCGTCAAAGAGAGGTTTGGCGCGGTGATTTGGCGTCCCTCATCGGGGCCAAAACCTTGGCAATATTGGCAAAATTGTCAGCCTTTTTAAGTCGACGCCGACTAACATACATCACCCCCCCTCTTTTTTTCAAAAAAACGATGACAATTTTGCCAATAGCCGAGAAAGCCTCATCGAATCAGACGCTTACAGTCCCCGCTCATTGGCAATTCTCCCTTTTTCCATTGCCATCGCTATAAAATTTAATTGCCAATTCGACCCATACTTTGCAATCTACAAAAGAATGTCTTACACTGAACGCTCAAACAACCAAAAGGGGATTGCCAATGCGTGGATTTATCTTTTATCGTGGGAAATCGCCGATCGATGCGGCGCCAATTGTCGGTATTGCCGTTCTTCGTTCTAAGAACGTAAAGACTGGCGACATGGTCCAAACCTATATTTTGCGATCGGACATGCATCCATTAGATGCTATTAAATCAGCTGACGACGTTAGCATCTGTGGCGCGTGCGTGCATCGTGGCGATGATAAGCGCAAGCGCACTTGCTACGTCGACGTTGGCAAGTCTGTTAGTGCGATCTATAAAGCTTTCAAGCGCGGCAGTTATCCCGACATGTCGCGCAATCTTAGTCATGCAGCTGCACAGCTGAAAGGTCGCAAGGTCAGACTAGGCGCCTACGGCGATCCAGCAATGATTCCGCACGATGTCTGGTACGCGCTGTTAATTAACGCTGATAGTTGGACCGGATATTCTCATCAATGGCGCCAACCCTTTGCGCAAGCTCATCGTGAGTTATGCATGGCAAGCGCTGATTCGATCGAAGATCGCGACGTCGCACGCGCTATGGGGTGGCGCACCTTCCGCGTTATCGCAATCAGTGCCACGCCTAAGCTTGATAAAGAAATCTACTGCCCAGCGTCTCCCGAAGGCGGCAATCGGCGCCAGTGCATCACGTGCCAAGCTTGCGACGGTGCGCTTAAACCCGATGCAGTATCTATTGCCATAATCGCGCATGGCAAGGCGGCAGCGCACGTATGAAACCCGACACACGCGTGACGACGCCGAAGGGCGTCGGCGTTATCGATCGCGTAGAAAACGGTCAATACGTCGTCAGAATACCGGCCACCAATGGGTGGCCGTTCCCGTCGTTGCATACGTTCAATCGACGTGACATCAAACTGATGCGCGACAAAAGGACCGTTGAACAGTACGGCGAAGCCACTTATTGAAAGGACTAACATGCTTGACTTTTTACTTGATTGGGCCGTTGCGCTCGTGTTCGGCGTCGCGCTCGGCGCTGCGATCTTCTTCAACCTATAGGACTAACCCCTATGGAAGACGAAAACAAACCGCCTTTGTGGCTAACCCTTATGAATTGCCAGATCGACCCACGCGACTGGTGCATACCAGTCGAGCAAGTGTGGCGCAGGCATGGATGGATACCACCCTCGAAAGAGTGCGCAGACACTATGGCCAAACAACAAGCCTTTCGGACATGGACGATGCCGTTATGCTGATCCTTATACTAGGTGCATTGCTTGCATGGTTGATCGGCGAGATGCTAGACTTGTAGCGTTGGAACTTCTCCTCAAGTTGGGCCTTGCTGCCCTACTTTTAAGCCCGTCAGTAGACGGGCTTTTTTTTGTCCCTAGGCTACGCTGTCGCGCTACTTGACCAGCGCCATTTTCGTTGGCGCTGTCTCCTCGACCATACGCCTAAGCTCTGATTTCGACAGCTTGGACGCCAATTCAGACACGGCGAAGATATGCTTCTTGGTCTGAAACTCAGATGACGCTAACCGACCCACGTCAACCCAACCTGCCTCCTTGAGCGCATGGAGCAGCGCTGACTGATGGATTTTCACGCCAGCAGGCAAGCCACCTGATAGGCGATCAATCAATAGATGGAAGGGCGACCCCACCACACCACGGCTAAACTCACCTTGACGGTTACGCATCATTTCGACCAGAAAAGACTCAGAGGTGCTCATGGAGTGCTCAATAAGATTGAATTTGAATTCGGTCCAACCTGGCGTTGCAGCCGGATTAAACGCGCTCACGTCGCGCTGATAGAGCCATGCGGCTATGGAAACGAAGCCTTCGGACTTGTACCAATCCCACAATAGTTGCGCCTGGCGATCGACCATCCTAGGTGCACGCGACCATATACAGAACCAACGCCGATCCTGCGAGTCAAGCGATATGGGGAGCGAATCATTGGTAAACGACAGCACGAACATCCTATTGAGCATGTCGTAGGGGTGCAAGCCCTTGCGGTTAATCGGTAGCATCTCTGGAGGTGCAGCGATGATCGGTTTAAGGCGGTTAGCCAGTGCGCGACGCGCTGCCGCTTCAGGTTCTTTCAACTCGTTGATGACGAGAATCTCACACTCAAGCTGATAGCCCCACTGGAGGTTTAAGGTATCGTTATCGAGCAAACCCCTGTTCTTCAGCCCTGGACCGCACACGGCCCATAAAAGCGGCGCCCACATGGTGTCTTTACCACAGCCTTGATCGCCGCCATGCAGCACGGCGTGATTGATCTTGACATCAGGATGCTGAAGCTTAAAAGCCATGATGTTAAACAAGTGCTCACGCTCGGTTACATCAGGCACCAGGCGCTCGCAGTGCTCAAGCCAAGGCGATATATCGCGCACAAGCGTTTTATCGACCGCAGGCCGCGCATCGCGCCAACGGTTGCCGTACACGTCACCATCGCGCGTCACCAGCATCGACTCGCCTGCAGCGTAGGTCACACCGACCAAGGTGCGAGCACCCATCGCCTGACGCTGCTCATCGAAACACGTTGCAGCTTCGATCTTGCGTTTGCTGTTGATGGATACGCAATTGACATGGCGATAGAGCGCGTTAAAGACCCAGCGCGGCACTTCGCGCCGATCCTGCATATCAAAAAACGAGTCATCACTGAGAATGTAAGCAAAGCGTTGAAACCAGCCCTTCATCTCGACACGCCCAAGCTCTTTACGCTCGACCTCTTCGATCAGTTTCTTGGCGTCGTCACTAAAAAAGGTGCTTGGCTCCAACTTCTCAAGCGTATTCTGCATAGTGCTCGCCAGCAGATCATCGCGCAGCCCCAGCGCGTGAGCAGGCCCGCCGTTCTCAGCGACCCACGCCAAGAAAGCCTTGGTGTCAAGATCGACGCAGTGCGAGTGTAAACAACAGTACGCACGCATGGAAGGCTTATAGCGCCCCTCTGGATTACCGTCCGTGTGTTGAGCATGGTTAGGGCAGATGACACCCGCCCAGCCCTCAGCGTTGGGTTTAGATACGACAAGACCCTGCGAGGCGAGCCACGCGAACACATCATCGTTACCGGTGTCAACGATCTTGATCGGCTGTGGACCTGCGCCATCAGCTTCAGCAGGCGACACGCCCAGCGCCTCACATATCTGAGCGAGCGAGAAGTCACGCTCTGGATGAAACTCGACCAAGCGCGATGCAAAACTGTTGCGACCAGGCTTGAGATTGACCGAGCCAGGTAAGCGAAAATTGCGTACCGAGTTAAGCGCCCCAGGGTCGGTGTAGCCTGCATCAGCGATCGCACGCATGGCCGCAGCGAATTCACCCTTGGTAGGCTGTTCAGCAAAGGCGTAGCCCCACTGGAAGGAACCAGGCGAGGTCTCCATCACCCACGTCGGCGCAAGCGGTGGTGTCTTACTCTTAGTGCCCACGTCATCAAGCACCATCACCAAGCAATACTCACAGTTAGCCGTTGACGCTGAGACGTGCTCACCGAACCGATCGACAATAAACGATGCTGTGTTGCCGTACCAAGCCTGATCGGCCTTGATCTTGGCGTCCTTGGGCAGATAAGCAGGCCACGTACACTTGATCGCGCCGTCAGCGTGGAATTGCAATTGACCGTCTTTCAGTAGCGGCTTTTGTCGCACCAGCAGCGCTGTCTCGCCCTCTGGTGCAAGGGACATTAAAAAATCAATAAATGTTGTCATTTTCCGTAACGCTCCATTGTTGAAACTTCAGCATCTAAAGGTAACCCCTGCGCCCAGGCAGGCGGTGAGCACATCACGCGGTGCAGCGCCTGCGCGGCTTCGTCAGCCTGCGACGCTGGCACCTCAAGCACAATCTCATCATGGACGTGCAACACCACGCCGTCGAGTTGGCGCAGCGACGCACGCAAGATGTCGTTAGCCGCAGCTTGGCAGATGTTCTCTGCCGCTAGACCCTTCCACAACCGCGCACGAGGCCATTCCTTGGCGTCCTGCGCGGGTTTCCATGACGCCTTGGCATAAGACACACCATCAGCGTCCATGCGAGCGTAGGGGTAGCATAGGATGCGTCCTGACGGCAGCGCGTACCATAGGTGCTGACCATCAAAATAGTAAGTCACACGGCCAGCCTTAAACTCAGACTTTGGGTTCCTCATCGCACGCGTATACGCCGACTCAAGCGCCTGCCAGTAATGCACAGCCCACGGGTTAGCGCGTCGCCACGCGTCCACCATGCGCCTGCTATCAGCTTCTGGTAAGTTAACGCCATAAATGCGCCCCATTGAAGCAAACGCACTCACGCCACCACCGTAACCACAGGCTAATTCTTGGGTCTTCCCGATCTGCCGCTGTTCTTTATCGATCGCGTCAACAGGCACGTTAAACGTCCGGCTGGCGTTGTGTTTGTAGATGTCTGCGCCCGTGCGAAACAAGTCCAACTTAGCCTCAGACGTAGCGTGCGCTGACAGCCACGGGTTCATCCGCGCCTCGATCGCCGCCCAATCGGCTACGACGAGCACATGCCCAGGCGCAGGCGTCAGCGCAGGGCGCAGCATCCCCTTGAGCACGTCTGTGACGCGTCGCCCGTAGGTCGGCACGATCTTATGGCCGCGCACCATCGCGTGACGCACAGCCTCGGGGTCATCCGCACACTTGCGCGTGAAATTGTGAACTTGTGCCCCGTAAGACGACGCACGACCCGTGGCCGAGCCGCCAGCAAATACGAACGCACCACGCACCCGATGATCCTCATCATCAGCAAGCGCAGCTAGGCGGCTGAACTTCGCAACTGACGACGCCCACAGATCGTCAGCGCACTGGATGACTTCTGCGACATCCGGTGGCACCTGCTCAGGATCGTCCATCGCAAGCAAGTTAGCTCGCACGGTCTTATCGATGGAATACTTCTTCTCGCCGTCCTTATAAGACGCCATGAGCGCCAGCGCCTGCGGTCCTACGCGGTCCATGACCCACTGCTTCATCTTAGGGCTACGCACGCTCGCAATCGCGCCCTGCGTCACGTCAGCCACGATCTGCTCGATCTCGACTAACTCATCGCTTGCGTACTGCACCGCTGCCTTACACAACGCCACGTCCACCAGCACACCACGGTCGTTGATGCGCTCATTCACATGGTAGTCAGCTAGTTCTTCGGCTGATAGGTCGCGCATGGCCTTGGAGATGGCTCGCATGGCGCGAACGTCTTGTTCACAGTAGGCCACCATCTCGGCAAAAAGTGCCGCGTCTTGGCAAAACTTGCCGTCTGCCTGCGGCATACATAGCCGCCTTATCAGTTGCGCCCCACGGTAGTCCTTACGCATGTCTGCGCTAGCAAACCGCCCCACGTCCTCAAGCGACCCTGGCGCACAGTTAGCACGCGCCTGTGTTGCAGTGCAATAGAACTGCTCAAGATCGAAGTTGATCTGCAAGACGTACCAGAAAATCAGACGCTCGAAGGTCGCATTATGTGCGCGTATCTGACCCTTGTGTTGGCGCACGGCCTCGGGGAACGACTGATCGGGCGTCCACGTCACGACCTCATTATCGTCGAACGCATACGACATGCACAAGACGTCCGTGCTGCCGTCTTGCGCGTAGTTGTACACACCTTTGGTTGTCAGGTCACAGCGGCTGCGCGTTTCAAAATCAACCCACAGCACGCTCATCTACGGACCCAACGTCGGTTCAGCATTTTGTGCAGCAAGCACAACAAGTTCCGCAGCCACGCGTCTGATCTGCATCGCGCACTCAAGCGCACCAACCGCATCACACATGTCACATAGATGTTTATATTCGCGCAGCAAGTGCGTAAGCGTTTCATAAGGGTGTTCCATCGTTTTCTCCAAAGAAAAAAAAGCCACGGCTGTTACACCGTGGCTCTCCAAGCTAGTTAAGCTACGCGACGACGACGACGCGGTGCATCTTCAGCGGCGGGGTTGGCCTCCTCCGGTGCGTCCACTTCCTCGGTCTTACCGTCCATGCTTGCCCACTCCACAACTTCAAACACTGGCGTGAATATCTTGCCATAAGACTTGTGTGTGTAGTGGTCCTTCTTGAGCCTCACGACGGGCACAGGCTTTGATTGATCCTTCTCAACCTGCGCGGCGATCGCTAGCGCGAGCGTCTGTACGCTGCGCTTACCACCGACTGACGTGGTGGTATAGCGGGCTTCCATACCTTGATCGTCGCCTGTCAGACACTTAAGCGACATGCCGACTTGGGTTTCCCAACCCTTCTTTGCGCCTGGCGGGGCGACATCGATGTTGGGCAAAGGCTCAGATACCGACACCATCTTCTCAGCCAACACCTCACCGTCGCCCCACGCAATGTAGCCGTGGACAAACGAGAAGGGATTGACTGCCCAAGTCGAACCATCTTCGATCTCGGTCTGATCAGCACCAAAGACCCAGTGGCCGGTCTTGTCCATCTTAAGAATGACGATGCCAGACGGGCCAACGTCCTTTTCAAGTGTACGCAGTGCTGTGGAAAGGCTTGCTACTGATGGGAGATTTGCTTGACTGAAAGCTACTAGATTAGACATCACGATTTCCTTACTGAAGTTTAGAAAGGGCAGCAGTTAAGTGCAACCCAACGTTAAGCACAGCAGGCCGAGGATCGCTCTCCGGCGCTAGCGTGCTGCCGCTCGACACTGCGATGACAAGATCGTCAGGCAGTGCTAGCTTGCTCTTTTTTAGCACCTTCTCAGCTTGAGTAGGGCTAATTAATTCGGTCTTGCGGCGCTCGCTCTCAGGGACGCCAAGCTGCGCCAGTGCAGCGTCTGCTTTGCTCTCATCTGCCCACTGACGCGTTGCGCGTTTCGATACAAGTTTATACCCCGGCACGGGCATGTTTTTCTCAAGCCGGTTATACGCCAACTTGCGAGCCTCTGCAATGAAGGACTCTAGCTTATCAGCCATCTCAAGCGCCGACGCTAATTGATCAGGCGCAAGCGCCTCTAGCTTCAAGTGCACAACGCGATCGATCTCGCCGGTCATCTTAGGACACACAGGCTTGCCTGTGCACCAACGGCACCAGTCGCCAATCTCAAGCGGTGCGTTGGGTTTGCTGGCTAAGGTCACAGCCGTCTGTAGTTCGGCGACAAACTGCTGCACGCGCTCGAAGGTCGTCACCCAGCGCCGCACGGCAGGCGGCTGTACGATGATGATCTCGATCTCATCTGCGAAATAGAACACCCACGAGAGCTTATTAGTTGCCATCGCAGCGGCAGCGTAAAAAAGACCTTGATAGTTTTCTTCGGCGTCGACGATCACGCCATCGCCAAACTTCCAATCAAGGATCACGGCTGTGCGGCCAATGCGCCCGATCAGATCGACGTTACCGAAGACACCCTCAAGACCTTTCACGTTTTCAAACTCGACCTGCACCTCTTGCGCGAACTCCATCGACTGATCAGGATCGATAGTCTCAAGCGCCTGTACGCAAAAGGCGAGCTTCTCGATTTGCTCGTCCGTTAGGTTGTGCTTGGCTGCAACCTCGGGCAGTGTTGACGCGCCGAGTAAGTCTTCCATGCACGCGTGCAAGAGCGTACCCTCTGCTGCGTACTTGCTCTCAACCTGCGGTGGCATTTGCTGCACAAGCGCCACCGAGCCAGGGCAGTTGATCACACGTTTGGCGGTCGAGCCGCCGACAATATTACTGTGCCTCATGCCTCGACCCCTAACAGCGTGTTGAGCGCGTCGCGCAACTCAGTGGCTTGTTTGAGCGTAAGCATCGTTGATGCGTAAGCCGTACCTTTGAACATCGAAAGCCAGATGCCGTCGCTGTGCAGACTTAGGTTGAGGTTGTCACCGTGTCTTGCATCGATTGAAATGTAATCATCATCCATTTGACTGTCCTTGAGTTGATTGAGGCTTCACTGTAGCACATCTAATTTACTTGTCAAATACTTTTTGACAGGTTATGATTCAGACATGGAAAAACACATTGAAGCGTATCTCGTCAAGCGTGTCAAAGCGATGGGCGGTATGGCGTATAAGTTTGTAAGTCCTGCCCATCGTGGCGTCGCAGACCGAATTGTCGTGCTGCCTAATGGTGTGGTGTGGTTTATTGAACTTAAAGCGCCTGGGGGCCGTCTGTCGCCGCTACAGAAGGTGTTTGCTGACGACATGGCACGGCTAGGGCAACGGTACGCTTGTTTATGGAGCAAGGAAGATGTTGATGCGTGGGCAAAAACTTAGACCCTACCAAGAACAGGCCGCTGACTTCTTGTACGAGCGTGATCGTGCGATGGTGCTTGCGCCCGTAGGTGCAGGCAAGACAGCGATCACGCTCACGGCCATGAGCGATATGGTGCGTGATGGGCTAGCGGCGCGTTGGCTAGTCGTAGCCCCTAAGCGCGTGTGCACTGACGTGTGGCCCATCGAGGCACCTAAGTGGGCGCCCGAGCTAGATGTGCAGGTTGCGGTCGGAACGCCAAAGCAGCGCACCGCCGCCTTGACCGCGCAGGTTGTTGTGATCAACTACGACAACTTGCAGTGGCTGGCCGAGCAGTCGATGGACTTCGATGGCGTTGTGTTTGATGAACTGACACGCCTCAAGAACCCATCAGGTGCCAGATTTAAAGCGCTTGCCAAAGTGCTTGACTGTCCGATCCGTTGGGGTCTGACCGGCTCGTTCACAAGCAACGGTCTTGAGGACGTCTTCGGTCAGTGCAAGATCATCGATCAAAAGTTGCTTGGGCGCTCCAAGGGTGCGTTCATGCAGCAATACTTTAGTCTTAATACTTACGCTGGGTTTGACGATTGGACGCCACTACCTGGCGCACTAGAGCGCGTCATGCAGCGCATCAAGCCTGCTACTTTCGTACT